TTTTAACACTCTTTTAAATCTTATTCTTAACAAACCCTTGTAAATACAACGTTTTCTACTAAAATTCGTTATCTTTTTGTTATCGTTAGACTTGATTTAATACATCACTAATCGACCTATTTTGACAATATACGCGTCTACTCGGCTACCTCATAAACATCTAAATTCGGATTATCAGTATCATATTCAGGGACATATTCACCGTTATTATCTATCCAATGATATGTCTTATCCGATTTAATATAACAATTACTCGCCATTATCCCTGTCTTAGTCAAGTAGTAATCTTTGCCATCCAATCTTAACCATTGACCCGACAACATAGCTGCATCGTCAGGATTCAGATAGTACCATTCACTACCCTGTTTAAACCAACCTGTAATTGTGTAGCCCTCTTCATCAAACACATACCAACGACCATCTATATATTGCCACTGTGCCTTTATAAATTGCCCGTTTTTGCGATATTTCCATCTACCCTGTACTTTTATCCATCCTGTTTCCAAAGAGGCTCTGTGGGCATTACAGGCAGCATACACGCACCATGAAATAAACTGCTGGCACCAATACACTCCATTAGAGCCATACCAATCACCATATTTAGTATAATTGGCAGAACCAGGATTGGCTGTTTTATTGTCCAATTTATTATTGGATGCTTTCTCAATATATCCAACTTCCGACTTTAACACTTCGATAAATTCATCTACTGTACATGTGTCAGATCCAAATACCGGATAACCGAATCCATTTATCCTATTTTTACCACCCACCTGGGATAGCTTAAATGTATATTCTTTGACTGCCACACATCCACCATTACGATTAAAGCTGTTATCGGCAGATGTATTACCCTCTACCGTTTTTATAGTGTATGTATCACCATGTACTTTAATATCGATAACACCACCTACATGTGCTACTCTATCCAATGAATTACTATAGAAGTATGGTATAGCACCTCTTTGTGGTACTTTTCCCCAGCGACCAGCTCTAATGAAATTATCTTTACCACTAGGGGTATATTGGGTATAGTTGCCACACAACAACTTCTTACCTGCTTCAAATGCACTCATTACTATACCTCTTTTGGTTTGTCATAAGTCATTGCCTGCTCTGAATCTCTAATACCAGCTGTTGTTGGGTCTGTAACTATACCAAGTATAGCTAATACCGCAAACAAAGCATTCACGACTTCTAACAGTTTAGTACCAAGCTGCCCTAAGTCCAGTGTATAATTAAAAACTGCCGCAATCACCTGTACTAACAGTAATATACCCGGTATAAGCGTAATCCAAAAATTTCTATTTTTAATTCTAACTCTCCAATTTATCATATCTAATTCCTTTCTGTAACATTCGTTACTTGAAGTAGTAAAAGTAGTGGAAAATCAGTTTTTGCGGTAAACCTCTCTTATATACTTACTACGTCTCCAGTATACTAGAGAAATTATACGCAAAATCAAAAGTTTTACTACTTCTACTACTTCGTGTCACATTTGTTACTTAAATATTTAACACTTACTTCCTATAATGTTGATAAAATTCAATAGGCTCAAATGTTATCACTTCCCTCTCTACAACCATCGTTTTCGACTTTTCTTCTGGGCTTCCTCTTCCTCGAAGTGATTTATCCTTTCATGTGCCGATTTTGTATCGTGTTCTACCAAGATTAACCTCTCGGATAGAGCATTTACTTTACCTCGTACATCTACAATCTCCTTGCGTATCTCTTGAGTATCTTCGCGAATTGAATCAAGTTTCTGAGATAAAATCGCCCCCTCCTGTGCTCTCCTACTAACATCATCATCGTTGGCACGGCTGTCACTCTTGAAAGCAAAGTAAACAGCCGCAGCAACTGAGATAATAGTTAGGATAAGATTGAACTCTATGTTCATTTATCCACCTTCCATTACTCTACAATGAGATTATCTAACTCAAGGTCATGTAACATTGCTCTTACTGTTTCCTTGAGTACCTCCGGGATACTTGCGAAAGTACGCTTACCCTTAATAATTAACGCTACATAAATAACTGCCATATCTTTTACCTCCTTTTTATATAAAAACATCAGTATGTGCCATAACATAATCATTGCTCCAAAAGCTTTTTGACTTCGTCACGAATATGTTCCGGTACATCGTCTAATGTCTTTATTCCCTTTCTGATTAAATCCGCATAAATCTTTGCCATTTCTACTTACCTCCTGCAATCATTTCATATACTTCAGCTAATGCAATCTGCATGTCTGTAACACTACTTGAGTTTTTTATAATGGTTTCAGCCAACTTCTCATATTGAGTCTTAGCACGAAAAGCTAAGTAGTATTTACCATCTATTTCCATCTGCTGAACAAATATCATGTCAGTATAGGTATTTTCAGTTTCTCCATCCGATACCTTCATAGTAGATAAATTATGCTCGAATATATGTTCATCTATTTTAACCTCACTGACATAATTTGTGCCGTTAAGTTCCAAGTTAGTTATTTGCTTACCATCAGTAAGTGTAATAGTATACATATAATCACCTCCTTATGATATACAAAAACAAGGTCTTACTCCAAATTCACTCCAACCAAATTCAGACCATATTACCCCAGATTCATGTACACTCGCGAATGCGGTACTTAAAGTTATATCTCTCAACCACCATGATTCATGACTAATTCCAATAGTCAACGGGTTTAATCTAAATAACGGTAACTGTGTTTTCTCAACATGTGCATTCTGTATATAATTACCCGGTGTGGATATATAGCCAAACGTCATACAGCCGTATACCATATGCTCCGACATCAAATCAACTTCAGAGTCTAACCATGCACCGTTCGATATTGCACCATTACTCGCAGCATTGGATAAGAATACTCGATGTTTTAGTACGTGACCGTTAAATGCACCTTTTATTGTGTTTTTCGCACTGTTCAATCCACTGGTATATAATGCTGACCCCGCATAACCCCCATTAGTATTACCATTATTAAGTATCATCTTACTTTTATATAAAGCCGTATCGGGTACTATCACAATATGATGTGTAGTGCAGTATGTATCACCGGTATTCAAATAGTAATCGAATGCGGCGATTCTATAGTCAATACCCCCTATAGTCCAGTAATCGCCAATGAATAAATCATCGAATGTACCATTTCTAATAGCTGAATACTGTGCTGCCGATACACTATTACCTAGATATTTCCCTCTATATATTGAGTTATGTGACCCTGCATTAGGATACACCATTGCTCTTTTTACATCCTCAAACGTGATTCTCTTTAACCCTGTGCCGTCATGTACCATGAATATGGATGAGTCACCTATATTAGATGTAGCCGCCAATTCATTAGCTTTTCTTGTCTCAATGCTAATTACGCTCATTTATTCCTCCTCATATTTCCAATCCGCAATAATAGCTTTACCGCTTTCATCAACTAACAGCACCGTGTTACCACTGTTATTTACAGCTATAGCCGCACTGAATTGATTTGTAAGTGCCATATGCTCTAATCTTGCCAATCTATCATCAACCTCATTTACTTGATTTTGCAGATTACCAACCGCATTACCGCTTAGTTGATTTTTTATACCATTAAACCAAGTAGTGAAAGCCGCAACCTGTTCTCTCTCATAATCGTTCATATGCGTTCTATATGTGTTTTCGATTTCACTTATAGATGCATCCCCTCGACTTCTGAACTGAGATTTTTGCGTATTAAAGTAATTTTGAAATGCAGTATACAAATCATTGTTACCTTCAATCATTGACATAATGGTATTTATAGCCTCGTTCACCCTATTGGCATCCCTTGCCCCATAGAATGAATTATCAAGGTTACTGTACTGCGTTACATCTTGAAAAGACACTGTGCCGTCATGATTAGAAATCTGATTATATTTCTTTAGGCCTGTCCAGCTTGCGTCCGTATAATCAACTCGTAATAATTCCCATGCCATTTACAATTCACCTCCTAACATTCCAAAATTCCATTTAAAACTTCGTCTACCTATCTTTTGATTATTCAACCTGTTATATAAATCTAAGGTTGCACCCTCTAATCTATTTAACTCATTAAAATCAAATGTACTGCCGTTATCACTGAATACAGGTGCATTACCGTATGACCGGTTTAACGTATTTTGGTTGATAAATTTAAGATTATTTTCAATCTTATTTATCTCATCAGCATAAAAGTAATCACCTACATTTTTATCGTTACCGACATTCTCGATGCTGTAACTTTTGTATAATTTCTTAGATAAAGTGTATAAATATGCAACATTATTTTTAATACGGTTATAATCACTTGCATTAAATCTATCACCCGTATATATTCCGTCAGTGACTTCACCATGCCAATCTGTTTTAGGTGTTATCCATGCCATGTTATCCTCCTACTCTTCTTGCTGTAATCTTACCTGCAAAGGCTTGATTAAATCTGAGTGTATGTCTATATACATTAACGGTCATACCTGTTCTGAATTCGTTTTCTTGATATATGATATCGGTTACATCCAATTCAGGATTACCTCTAGTGTCATATTCGTATTCAATACCAGCTGTGTAATACTCCGATAACCACTTCGCAAGGTCATTTGCCATCTCATAATTGTTAATTAGAGGATTTTCCCATTTAATGGTTTTACCTCGTACATTAAGTGGGATTTTCACTTGCCTTTCGATTACCTTATATCTATGTCCCTGTATGCTGAGTCTATATTGACCCGCCACATTAAATCTTACAGTTATAAAATAGTTACTCCATGCTATTATTTCAGTATCTCGTGAAATCTCATTGAGTTTCACTAGATAATCATAAGAAGGGTCTTGTATATAATATGTCTGCACCTCACCTGCACTTACATCTATGTCCGTATATACAAGATTTTCCTCCTTATCATTGGTCTGATATGTATAGTATGGTACTATCACCTCTTTGATAAGTTCCTGCTTTATAGCTTTAGGGGAAGACATCATGTCCTGTCTCGTCATTGTAAAATTGACAACATCACTTAAGCTTATCTCATTTATTGTGATACGATTAAACGGCTTTTCGGTCTTAGTGAATTCTATTTCAATCTTATCGCAATCATCAAAATCCCTCAGTATAATAGATGATGGATGTATTTCGTCCGATTCTATAGTATATCTATTTACAATCGAATCACCGTTATATGTTTTAATAATGAATTCAGCTGGTATAGCTGTACCAAAATCTATACGTAATCCGTAATATGACCTAATCGCGGACATCTTTAACCATATGCAAGGATTACTCGCAAATGTCTTATCAGCTCTTGATATCCACTTTGAAATATACCCAGTGTTTAATGTATTACCTGTTCTAGGCAAAAAGTGCATACTACCGTCAACCTTTATATAGTCAGTCATGAGAGTGGCGTATTCATCCTTTTTATTACCTAGTATCACATTGACTTGATTTGAATAACTTTCTTCGCCGTTACTGCCTACATTGCTCTCAGGCATGAAGTTTGACTTGATTTGAATTTTACCGTCCCTCGATTGAGTTAAAACACATCTACAAGCATTAGCGATAATCTGTAATGCCTCTTTATATTTAACTCTAGGCATAGGGTTGTTCGTATACAGGTTCTTAAGTCTCGGGTCAATGTAATATTCCGATACTTTAGCCTCTCTTAATATCTCCTGTGCTAAAACATAGTAATTCTTACCTTCAGCACTATATAGACCTTTTACATATTCACCATCCATATTACGGAAAACATCATGACACCTAATTGTTGCGGTATTATCATCGCTTTCCCATTCCGAACAGAGTAAATGATCACCTTGAATCCATTCTATTGTGTCACTACCGGGGGTATCATAGCCGTACATTATATTCATCTCCTGCCCCGTCTCAAGGTAGTTAATAGCAGACTTTGGGTTGTCTACATTGAAATAATGGTCATAATTCTTAAGGGTGACCGAAAAATCAAATTGTGGAACATCTGCTCCAATTGGTGATACATAACTGTCAAGCGTTGAACTCATTACCGAATCGTTATAGTATACAAGTCCATAACCAAACATTATTGAATAAATCCTTAGCCTAGTCCTTGGATTCTTCATTCGGTATACTATAAGTTTTATGAATGTTGTATTCTCAAGTACTTCCTCAGTATTCCATTTAGATTTATTGTTATCTCTAAATTCAATTACCTGTCCTGTGCTGCTTAAAATATCAAAATCTACCGGATAATTCTCACCAAAATTTATGGTTAAACCTTTAAAATCGGTCACACCCGTGTTCAAGTTTATTGTAAGTTCAAACCTCTCATCCGATACTAACCTTTCGGAAATAATGCCTGTATCTGAGTACATTGCATTAGTATTTTCTCGTGGTAAGAAAAGCATTGTGCCGTCTACTCTAGTAAAATTCTCTTCCAGTGTGGCATATGCCAACTCATTTGACTTTCTACCAAAAATGTTTGATATATCCGAAAAGTATGAATATCTCCCTTGACCTATAGTGGCTTTTGCTTGTGCTTCTTGATTGACAAGACCAAATGTAATCATTATGTAGCCTCGCTCACGAAGCGGAGACTTTATACTCTCCTTATATTCTCTTGAAACTCTTTGCATAATTATACACCTGTATCTATTAGATTCACTTTACAATTACGGTAATGCGTAGGCTTACCATCTTTCGTTACCCAATAAGGTTCAGCCGAACGATTACTGCAATACATTCTTACCGTCTTCCTGCCATTCGTTACAGGGTCATTGAATGTAACCCTTACATAAAATCTATTCAGTATAGATAATATCTTGCCCCATTCATCCGCAGTTAGCCATGCCCACTCCAGATTATCAATCTTATACTGGTCACGACCAACCCTCTGACCGACTACCGCACCATTTGCGTCTCTGCCACTGTCTACTACTGTAGATACGACCACCGTTACGCCTCTTTTGCAAGGAGGTAGTTCGTATCCGTCTATTGCCAAATATGCCATCCACTACCTCCTTAACCTGTAAAACTATAGCCGTTAGCTCGTCTTTGAGTGGTTATCGCATCATTTACCACTCTATTACCAACCTGTACTACGGTCTTTTCGTCTTTATCCGCCTGTCTCTTAGTATCTGCTGCAATCTCTCGAAGTGTAGGCTCTACATACTCATGATAAAAATCTCTCATATTTTTCATCAAAGTATCATCGTTGTTAGAACTAACATACGCCTGTTTGGACTCCTCGTACATATCTCTGGATAATGTATTATGTGGGTCATATCCCATATGATTATTCGATAGTATGCTCTCGTTGATTTGAGAAGTACACACAGCTATTGCATTTATAATACCGTTAGTACAGGTGATAATATCTCTTGACATATCCTGCCAAAATCCTGCAAACTGTGCCATTCCCGATACTATTGAGTGATGCATAACCTGTGCTAATTGGAATCTGTTGAGTACTTCAGTAGTACCGTTCACATGCCCTACCAACTCGGCACCTGCTTCACCTGCTATAAACATAGAGCCATGTATGTTGTTAGTACCATTAGCATACTTAGGTATTGACTGCCACATATTAGGAGTGATTACACCTCCACCGGCAAGCATCTGGATACCTCCACCGGCTGTTACAATACCTCCACTTGCAAGACCGAAGAACTCTTTGATTTTACCTTTCCACTGGCTTATAAGGTTAATCCTCACATCAACCGTATCAGGTGTATTTCCTTTTACGAAACTATGTAAGTTATCCCAACCGTTCTTTTTTAGCGACACACGCTGGTCTATATCAGGTACATCACCAATCCAACCCTTTACACTAAACCAATTATGCTTAGCCAATCCGATTTTTTGGTCAATAGGTGACGGGTCTCCTACCCAACCATGTACCGTTGTCCAGTTGTTTTTCTTCAGTCCTACATTCTGGTCAACAGGTGGTATATCTCCTACCCAGCCTTTTACCGTATTCCAGTTATGCTTTTTAAGTTCGACTCTTTGGTCAATAGGTAACGGGTCTCCTACCCAGTTTTTAACTGTAGTCCAACCATTCTTTCGCAATCCTACGTTTTGGTCTATCGTTGGTACATCTCCTACCCAACCTCTTACTGTAGTCCAGCCTTGTTTCCTCAAGCTTAGATTCTGTGATACTGTAGGTACATCGCCAACCCAATCTCTGACACTGTGCCAACCTTGCTTCCTAAGTTCGACATTTTGATTTAATACCTGTGGTTTACCTACCCAATCATGTACACTATTCCAACCTTGCTTTTTAAGTCCGATATGCTGGTCAATTGGTAATGGGGTACCTACCCAACTTTTAACATCATTCCAACCATCCTTCTTAAGACCAATCTTAGCATCTACCGACAAGCCGTTATTGGTTTCCTTATCCCACCATGATTTAGTTTGACTCCACTGTTCTGGGATATTACTCTTCAATCCGACTGCAATAGGCTCTGTTTTATTCTTTTTGATTGCATCATTGAATGGATTAAATATTCGATTTTCAAATATCGACTTAGGGTCTCCAAATCCTGCTGTAATACCGTTCTTTAAATTAGAACCCATGTCATTTCCAAATGTCTTAAACTGGGCGGTAGACTTTTTAGTATCAATACCTTTACTGAATCTACCATTTACATTAGTAAACCATGACTGAACCCTATTTTCAGAACTACCTAATTCGGTATTAACATTTTTACTGAACTTTTTAAAGTGACCACTGGTCTTATTTAATGTATTACCGACCATAGACGGCATCGCACCCCAGTTTAGTGCTGCACCAGCCGCCGTAAAACCTATACCGGCTACAATCAAACCAACACCCAGTGGTATTATACCTACACAACAGAGTAATACACCTATAGCCAATAACGATACACCTATAATAATTCCCAACTCTTTGAAAAATTTGGTGATACCATCT